TTCGATGGCTTACCATCTAATAAGAATAGCTCTTTAAAATGAGTTATGAAGTACCGACCTTGCTTATGTAATATATGGCAGGATTGAAATAATTTATTATCTTTTTTAGAAGCCACACCTATTCTTGTAAGTGTTTCACGTATCTTTAAAAAATCATCTGGCTCTGCCAGTATAACCTCTAACATCATATCTGGTTTCCATGCCACCAGTTCATCGTTGAATTCCGCCATGCTGTATCCTATTCCTTATAATATTCAAGTTTTTACTACTTAAAAGTGGAAGGACATCTCTTGCTTTCTCATTACTATAACCATAAAAATCTTTAATTATTTTAATGTCGTCAGATTCTGTTGACTTATTCCACTTTGAAAACCTATTACGTTTTCTAACTATATTTATAAGGAATTGGTATTGGAGATCACCATCAAGATGATGGTACTTATTCATTTCGTTTGCGTATATCACAGTATCAGGAAAGTAAGAAAGACCACGGTTTACCATAAAGGCATTGTAGTCTTTCTCATTCTCCAGTATATCTTTCTTACTGTTTGATATTGATTTAATTAATTCAAATGGGTTCATAGTATATATTATAGTATATCTTTCTTACTGTTTGATATATAGATATAGATTAAAAGTATACCTATGCTGCAGGATAATTAGTTTTAACATATATAAGATTTTCCAAGCGGAACGACCTCCACTGCTTAACTTCAATATCAAATACTTTCATAACATCTGAATGTACTTCAGGCTGTGGGTCAATGTCACCCTTCGGCATCATAGCATCAGGGATTAGTTCGGGGTGAAGAGTACATCGCATTACACGTTCGGTACCATCAACCTTTTCAAACTTGACTTCAACCTCACCGTCAAATAAGAACTCTCTTAAGTCTTGTCTAAGGTTGGGACCTTTGATATTCATTTCAGCTACCCAACTTGCATCATTCATTGTTTGCATCGTTTTCCACTCCTTCTGATAAGAATTCATTAATTAAAACCAGCATTCTGCTAGCTCTATCTAATTGCCATACGATATTAATCATAGACAATGCTATAATGATTGTCGCATAATTTGCTAAATCGGCCATTGCATTACTCCTATTTAAATTTAATTTGTGACATGATCTCTGTCATGCATGCCACAATGTTTAGTTCATGATCAGCCACGAAGCTATCCTTGTAAGAATAGTCTGCTAGTATAAGAACCAATTGAGGTATACTCGAAGGTTCGACATATGTCAGCATGTTATCATAAACCATTCTAAACAACTTTGCAGATTCAACGTCAATGTTATTGGTTACCCATTTACGCATGTCTTTAAAGTTTTTAGTTTTGAGGTCGTTCATCAAGCCCTTCACACTTGTCTCATCAAGAGTAACAAGTATTCCGGTATCGATATGACCACTCATACCATAGCGTTGACATTCATTTAGAACACGTCGCCAGTCTGGTATGTATTTCATAATGAGTTCTGCAATAACTGCATTGTCATATATGATGCTTTCAGAGTCTAAAATCCATTGAAGACGTTTCATGAAAGCTCCGGCGAGTAAACTTTTCTCCGCGCCGAAATTGAATTCGAATATAGAACATCTTGAATGAAGAGGGTCTATAATCCGATTCTTAAAATTGCAAGTGAGTATGAATCTACAGTTAGAAGAGAATTCTTCTATGAACCCACGGAGTGCAGGTTGTGTAGATTGGGGATTAAGATAGTCTGCTTCATCAAGAATGACTACCTTCTGTCCGCCTTGTAGTGATACGGTACTTGCAAATTGTTTAATCTTACCCCGGAGGGTATCGATGTTACCGTCTTCAGAACCATTGATTAGAATATAATCTAAGTCTAACTGATTGCACAAAGCTCTAGCGACAGTTGTTTTACCTGTGCCGGCTGAACCTGTGAACATCATGTTAGGTAGTTCCCCTTGATCAATCAGACTTTGGAAAGTCTTCTTTAATGCTGCGGGAAGAACACAATCTGCAATAGTTTGTGGACGGTACTTTTCTACGAATAAAAATTCTTTCAATTTGACCTCATAATATATTAAGCATGGTACTATTATACCATGCTTTTGTTAAAAGTATATACCATTATATATAATAATTACTTAAATATATACTATTATATATAATAATTACTTTACGATAGATTCGTATAAATCTTCGATTTCCTCTTTCTGTTGTTGAAACGTAGCAAAGCTTTGCTTGTGATAGATCTTAGCCAAAGCATTAATATGCTTCTTATCAATCTCTACCTTATCAGCTAATGCTTCAGCCGCGTCTTTTTGAAACTCTTTCTCTGAGTCTACACGAGCCATAGAGTTTGACATTTCTTTAATACAATCAAATACTTTAGTGCGATCGGCTTCAGTACTAAGCATTAGCATCACCCTCGGTAGTAGGTTGGTCAGTAGCTTCGTCAGTAGGTGGAGTTTGTGCAGCTTTGGCCGCATCAGTAAATGCCGCTAAGCGATTACGTACTGCTCCAACATCTGCTAACTCAGAACCTTCAAATGCTCCGCGCTTCGTTACAATATCAATAATTGATACGCATGCAGTAATATCGTTTAAGCTTAGCCCAGGGTTTTCTACTGGTGGTGCTACTTCTTCAGTTAAAGTAGGTTCAATTTTATCTTCTTTCATATTAATCCTTATAGGTGGTGGTTTTATCAAGGGCTACCCAGTAATCTGTGTTGCCGGCTTTAATTAGTGCAACTTGCTTTTTATCGATACCAAATTCATATTCGATTGCAGGTTTAAACTTGAAGTTGTTTATATCAAACACGAATTCAAATTTAGCACTAGTATTTATGGAACAATTCGCAATATTCATTTTGAATTGATTAGAGGTTGGATTTTGTTTGTCCAATATAATGCACTCAATGGTGGCTTCAGAATCATGCTTTCGAATGCTAAGGTTACTGGTTTTAAGAGTAGCTGAAGCTTTGCGAAGGCGATTCAATTCATCATTAGTGAGTGTGAATTTTAGATCGTTACATTCTAAGTTGATATCATTGGTTGGTACCGTTAGAATATCAATCTCGGAAAAGTAATATTTAAATGAGGTGACCCCATCACTGATGTTAACAAACTTTTTGTCTACATCAAATTGTAAATCAGGATCATCAAACATATTAAGACAAGCTAGGAATTCACCTAAGTCATATATGCCGAATTCGTATGGCCATGGTGTGGGTGGTTCCACATTAGCTTTAGCCATAAGGGTTTTCGAAACGGACATCGTACGAATCATTTCGCCGGTTTCTCCGATTGCAATATTACTATTGATGGATTGGAAGTTGTTTAGCACTTCTTTAATTTCATTACTAAGTTTCATTTGACTCCTTGTTGTTATGTCATGATTTCTTTTTTAAACATACTACTATTATACCACGTAATGGTTAAATGTACATACCTTGCTGCTAAAATAATTTTACTTCATAACCTATAGTTGCTCCCCAATTATCTATTTCATATGATGGACTTATGAACCATCCATTCTGAATTAGTCTTATTAAAGGAAGAACTTTGTGTCTGGAGTATCCACTCACTAATCCTAGTTCTACAATTCCCATCTTCTTGCCATAGTAATAACTGGTATTAGATTCACTGTTTTGATATGCACCAACAATAGTGGATACAAACATGCTATGTTCAACTTCACAACGAATGTGCGGATGCACACTGTTATAGTTGCTAGCCAATCCAACATGGATTGACGTAGCTAATAATAAGGATAAACAACTCATGCAGCAACCGCATCTGTAATACGTGCGACTAACTGCTTGTTGCCCTTCTTAGTTTTGTTAAACTTTTTAAATTCACGTTTGAGGTCACCGATGGTATCAACTTTCTTAGGAGTAAATTCATCAGAATCAAAACGAGAAGCTTTGTTGATTTTAATTATGAAATAATCATCATAACCTTTTTCATTTTTCCAGTGAGAGAAACCTTCTTTTCTCCAAGACTTAACAACATCTGCCCAATCTTTGTTCTCTTCAATTCCGTGATAACCGCCACCAAACGTTGATGCTTCACTTGCAAGATGGAAACCCATAACGGTTGCACCAGTTACTTCTTTAAGACGAATCAACATTGATTCATACATTAGTCTAGCATTTGAACCTTCAACCATTTTACCTTCAAACTTGATAGACATATTATTTCTATTAGTTTCAACATTGGCAAGTGGATCAGCTGTAATATAAAGACCGTCTGGAGCACCATCAGTCAACATCATAATGTTTGTATTTTGGATTGCATGCTTACGAGTAAACGCTTTAGTTAATTTAGAAACTGCATAAAGAGTTTGCACTAAAGGAGTTGAACCCATTTGATCAATTGAATGTATTCTAGAACTATAAATGCGATAAGAACGATTTCCATGATGATGAGCTTTAGCAACAGCAAATAGTGCATAAGCTGCCTCATCAAAAGTTTTCTTATTCATCTTCGAAGATAATAGCTCAACAACTTTTATGTTGTCACATTCTAATTCACTTGGAGCTTGTGACCATTCTCTAGTCATACCGCCACTTGACATTCTATACATTGAAGTTGAAGTGAATGAGTAAGCTTCAAAAGGTATACCCACTTGACGACAGAACATAGAAATAGTAATTGCTTGAGCAACAACGTCAGAAATAATATCTGCCATAGATCCAGAAAGATCTAAGAACATCATAATTCCATGTGATTTTGCTTGAGCTAATCGAGTAGTGGTTAAGAAAATATCTTCAGAAGTTTTATACGCATGCATCTTCAAAGGATCTAACTTTCCAGACTTTGCAGTTGTAGCACGTTGGTATTCAAATGCAGCTTTTTTACGTTCGAAGTCTTTCGCAATAAGATTTGCTTGTGACTTGTAAGTTTTTTTAGTTGCATTGAAATCTTCTTTGCATTCAAGAGAAAAGTAAGGACAATATGGTAGTTCATCAACTGGTGTTGATGCAAGATATTCTGTACGCATTGCTGCAGCTTCTTTGTAAGGATAAATCATTGCGTTAACATTTAAATCAGAAACACCTGATGAAAATTTTGCTTGACTTACTTTGTCTGAATAAGGGCTTGGAGATTGTTGAAGTAACTCTTCTTCTTTTTCACGAAAAGTATCTTCAGTCCAAGTCTCATGAGTTGGTTCAGAAGAATTTGTTTGCTCTTCTTTTTCACCGTCTCCAGAAGAAACAGAATCATTTTCTTCTGATTCATTTTCTTCTGATTCATCATTAGAAGGAGTTGCATCTGGAGTAGGTGCTTCACCTTCTTCAGAATCTGCTTCACGTGAACCGTTAGAAGGAGGAGAGATTGGATAGAGAGGTTGCTCTTCTTTTTCTTGCTCTTCTTTCTGTTGTTCAATGAAGTCATAAAGCTTTTGACAAACGACAATCACATCATCCCATGTCTCAACTTCCATAGCTTCTTTAATCAATGGACTTTCATCATCAGAGAATGCAACTGGAACATATCCACGACCTTTCGAAGATACATTGAGTCTGTCCATAAGGCCAGCTTCATTAATATCACGATCGTCAGTACCAAATAGATTGTCATCAAACAAAACTTTATATCCAGCTTTGAAACGACGAACGATTCCAGGATATGATTCCTGGATTTTACGTTCGATACGAATATCTTCAACGATATTCAAATAAGCTTTAGGGATATGATCAATTTTATTTTCAACATCATGCCATCCATCAGATGGAGTAAACAATGCATGACCAACTTCATGTCCAACAAGAAGATCATACACATCTTTTCCTTTGTCTGCCCATAGAGGCAAACGTAACACACGATTAATCACATCAAAACTTGCTGTTTGATAGTTTCCGTGTTGAACTGTTAAGTTCTCTTTTGCTAATAATCTAGCTAAGTATTCTTGAGCAGATAAATTCATATTAAACCTCGAATTCTTCTTCGATCTCTTCAGGAGAATTGATAGTAGCATCAACTTTCTCATAAAGATCTATAAAAGCTGCTTTGGTATCATCATCAAAACGATTCACACAAAGTGCGATTGCTTTGTCACGCTTTCCAAAGATTGAAAATGTTTGAACGATGTGGCATAAACGACGAGTTGAAATAACCTCATCAATACCTTCGTCATAAAATGTTTTACGAATTGCATCTGCCCAACCAACAAGCAACTTAGCAAATTCTTCATCAATGACTTCGAACTTTTGCATATGCTTTAAGACAATCTTTTCTTCAGTAACAGTTCCAGGAAATGTTTGCTCAAGAGTAATTGTGAAACGCTCTAAAAAAGCATCATCAATAACTGATGCACCAGAATAACGTCCATCTTCTGAACCTTTACCCTTAGTGTTAGCAGTAGCAATTATGTTGAAACCTTCTTTAGGTTCAACGACTTCTCCAGTTTTCTTAATAAGAACTGGCTTACCTTCAAGAACACCTTGAAGACACATGATCTTGTTAGTACCACGATCGATTTCGTCGATCATCAATACAGCTCCAGCTTCCATAGCTTTGATAACTGGACCTTTCTGAAACACAGTTTCACCTTTGATTAAACGAAAACCACCGATTAGATCGTCTTCATCAGTTTCAGGTGAAATTTGAACACGAACATATTCACGATTAAGTTTTGCACATGCTTGTTCAATCTGAAACGTTTTTCCGTTTCCAGATAAACCAGAAACAAACGTTGGATAGAACATACCAGACTTAAGAACTTTTACAATTTCAGTAAAGTTTCCCCAAGGTACAAAGGTAGGATCATAAGAAGGAACGAAAACTTCATCATTAGAAACTGATGAAACTCCGATCATTTCAGTTGGTGTTGACTTTTTAGGGACAGCAGATTTTGGCATCATTGATTCCAAGTTGTATACACCATGACTTACCCTTGGGCAGTTATGTGTGTAAAGGATTGATTGATAACTAGATTCGGGACTTTTGCCCACAGCTTTAGCAGCAGCTTTGATACCCTTCGCACTAAAATTAGTGGTTCCTGGATTATCTTTCATTAATTGTTCTATCACTTTATTCATAATGTATTCCTTCTTTAATTGATATGTATATATTATATCATGTTTTGACGTCGAAGTGTGGCAACTTATAGGGCCAGAGGAGACGAGTCGGTGTGCCAGATTTGGCGGTTAGAAAGTTTTCTTTTCATACTGTTATTATACCACGAATTGCTAGTGATGTACACAGTTTTAAGAAAATAAATGTATATTTTTATATCGTTTTGGAATAAGCTTATATAAAACAATATAGAAATATGCACGAAGCTATATTTCTTTGAATCTCCGATATGACTTCGAAAACTGTTTCATAGGTTTACTAAAGATGATTTCTTCAGTAGTACCTTCTTTGATGTAACCTACACACCATTGACGATCGTCAAGCATGTAAGTATGGTTAGGCACTTTGTGTCCTAACATAGCGGTATCCCACTTTGTAACTTCTTGTAAATATTGCATAGGTTTCTCTTTCTCATTTGTATAATTTATTATATCACAAAGCACGCTGGAAGTACACGTTTATTTTCATTCTTTTAGATTAAAACGGAATAAGCTTATTACCTTCGCATACGTGCAATATCAATAGCTAACTGTTTATTTTCTTCAAATATTGGAACCATGTTAGATTTGTGCATTGTTGCAATACCTAAAAGCTTTTGCTCTCCAGTATATTTCATTGGTTCTTTCTTTCCAGCCGGATTTGATGTTGTATCATTCAGACTTGGATAGTATTTTGTTTCACGCACTTTTGGTAGTTGATAAGGATTTAAGGGCTTTGAGGCTTTCTTTGGTGCTTTGTATTCACCTCTTACATATGCACGATAGTCTTCATACAGATCAAACTGAGCACTGTGCATATGCTTTCTGCGACAATCTTTGTTATGTCGTTTCCAATCAATTTTAAGTTGATTTTCTTGTGCTAAAGTCAACGCTTTCTTTTTACGTTTCTTGTAGTTTGTTGTGGTCATCTGAGGACCAATCAAATGCATGGTCATGCGAATTTCGCCATGTTCCACTGGACTTTATTTAAGTCAGCAACAGCTTGATGAACATAACTATTGATTTCGTCTTCTTCTGCTTCAGACCAATCTATACCATTATAATCCATAACAGTTTCAATTTCACATGCTATCTTTACAGAAACATTTGTGAAAAGACTCATGATATGATTACGAACCCATGTGACTTTGATTCCGTCACCATAGATAACCCTTGGATTATCAAACATTGCACGGAATTTAGTAATATCGGCAAAGTTACAAGAACTAATTTCGATAGAGCGATTAGCTAAAATAGTTTTTTGTACTATACCTTTAAGAGTACAGTTGTAAGTTTTAGCATTAAATTTCATTTGGAATACCGGAATACCTTCTGGCATTTTAGTTTCAAAAGAATAAATTGTCATAATATAGTTTCCTTAATTAGTTTAGTCATGCCAAAGTGGCAAAGTAGCTTCATACTTATTAATCATAGAATCAA